AATTTATCTCTTTCTAATAAAACCTCATCCTCATAAGAAGATATTATATCCATACACCATTTTTCTACAGTTTTTTCAAATGACATATCTTCTCTAAACTCAACATAACCTTTAGTTGTTGTAGGTCTAGGTAACTGTATTATAGTTTGAGATTTTACAATAAAAGTATTATCTTCAGTTTTTTCTGTAAGTGTATAATTAAGTTCTACACTAGAAACCATTCTAGGAAGATAAGCATGATCTTCAAGTTTACACTTTATTAAATACCATTTAAATTCCATTTTAACTCCACTCTAGAGATTCTGATACTGTAGGGAACTGTTCAATAAAAACCTTCCGACATGCATTAGCAATATCCATATGTTCTTTTTGTGTTCCGTGTGCTGAACGTAAATTTATATAGTGTATCCACGAACGACAAGAACCTGTCATATAGATTCTTGTAGGTGTGCACAAAGGTAGTACCATTCTAGCACATTCTTTTGCAACTCCACTATCTAGCATCTGATTATATAATGAAAAAGCAGAACTAAACAAAGTGTTCATTTGTTTTTCTAATTTTTCAACAACTGCAGGATCTAAATCATCTATTGAATTTTGACGATTCTTACTATCTTGTCTTCTTAATTCTGGTAATTCTATAGTTTCTAAAAGTTTAGCATCAGCATATCTTTGAGAAAACTCTTGAAATGTAAAACTACGATGTCTTAATATCTGTGCTGCAATCGCACGAGTAGTTTCTATTTCAAGTGTCATTGTAGATTGTTCAAAAACAGACCAATGTTGATGTTTAATACAATATTTCAACAATCCTGCAAATTTTTCATTATCCTGATTTGAAGGATTAGACACTCTAGCAATATATGCCATGGTTTTCTCTGCATCAGGTGTAATGCTTACTAATTTTACGTTCATTTACCAAATCCTTTTGAATTGTTTTTTTCTGCTAAGAGAACTTCTTCTTTAAGAACTTTTAGTTGATCCTTTATCTCTTTGAGTTTTTCATCACTATATAAATGATCTTGTTTTAGTAATCTTTCAAGTAACTTTATTAATCTTTTTGCTCTAGTCTGGGTAGCCATCGTCATCCTCTAATATTTCATCGTAATCTCCAAAGAGAAATCCATCTACATTAGCTGCTTCTTTATATGCTTCAACATCAGAGTAAACCTCTGCTTTAAGTGCATCAACTGCTAATTCTAATGTACGAACAATGTCCTTTAACTTTCCACGATCCATAGATAAAATTTCATTTCACTCAGTATAGCATAAAAAAAGAAGGGGATCAACCCCTTCGTTTTATTTTCCATATAGAAACTGAACTTCAGCATTTATGATTGTAAGAAATACGGCAGATGCTACCAAAATTTCTAAAACTTCAATCATTTAACACTTGTAAGTTCTTTTTCTACTCTTACACCACGGTAAGTTAGATCGACCTTGTTAGTCTGCTGTGTTCTGTTTCTGTCGGTATCATACTTGATACCTCTGTATGTGACTTGTGCCATCGGTTTTCTCCTGTAAGTAGTAGGGATTTTTGCCCCGTTCCTTCAGTCGGCATTTGCGTCTCCCGTAGGAGATGAACGAACCCGTTCCGTGTCGGCTTACTTGCGTCTTATGGTTCAAAATTGCATTCTTCTTCTACTTTAGTTTTAAAGTAGTTTAATAAATCTAACTTTGATTGTTCATCAAGATATTGATCTTGTCGAACTTCTGAAGCTAGATCTTTCCACCCATTACACTTAATAGTCCAATGAACTGGTTCGTGGTTAGCGAGTAGAAATGATAGAAAAATGTCCATAAGATGAACGTATGTTAGAATACTAACACATGTACAGTATATAGTCAAGTAATAGTGTAACTTCTGTTACATTTTTATAAAATCTTTAGAGTTCAAAATTTTGGCGGGAATTTTTTTCGACTATTTTGGTAAATAAAAGTCAATTTTGGTTTTGCCCTTCACTTTTGAAATACTTTTTAATAACTTCAACTTGATCTTCATACTTAGCAATCATATTCAGTTCCTCTTCGATTGCCTCTACAATATTAGAATGCTCTCCAATTCCTACAGGATTAGATAAGTATACTTCAACATTTGCTACGTGCTTTTGGATATCTCCTTGTGCATGTGCTAGAAGTGCTTTGATTAGTTGATTCCTCATTTAAATTTTGGTACTACTGTATTTAGGTTTACTTCTTCTTTTTTGATTGAGGACTTTTGTATCCCCATACTTTAGGACTAATAGTTCCTTTACCCCAATTAATTTCCTTTAATTCTTTCTTGAACTTATCATAGTACATATCAAATAATGCAGTACGACTACCTCTTGTTAGATCAAAACAAACTTTATCATCAACATGATACTTTACTATAAAGGCATCATTAGGGTATTCTGTTTTTGACACCTCTTCCATAGTGCCATTGTCTACTAAAATTTCACAACCATAAACATCTTTTGATGTTTGTTTTTCATTTGAAGACCAGTTTTGTTTTACTTCTGGTTTTTTCGTTGCTTTTTTAGCGGGTTTTTTTAATTCTGTTTTAGTTTCTTTCTCTGCCATAATAAAAAATTTCAGTTAAGAACGATTTCCCCATCTAATATCTGGGTATGCTTCAGCAATAATCTCTTTGGTTAATTTATACTTAGTTTGTAACTTCTTATCTTTTGTTAGAACTACAATCTCTGCCTCCAGTGGATGCAATCCTTGAAGGATGTTAATAAACATAGTCTCTTTACGAAGAGCACTGAGAGAATCATTACCACCTTTAACGAAGTTGTAGAATCTTTTGAACTCTGCTCTTATAGATGATCTTCCTTGATCTTGAGATCCTAAAGACCTAGTTCCCAACTCTCCCATCTTATCAACAGCATCGCGAATCTTTTCGCTTAGAGTTCCACTAAAAGAATCCTGCTCATCTACAGCAGCATATGGAACATCGCCTGGTGGCAGTGTGGATATTACAGTTTCATCAAAATTCCAAATGAAGATAGTCTTCAGAGCATTGTCTTCAAATTTTCTCAATGCTTCAATCTTTCTTGCTTTTGTTTTTTGTGCTACAACAACATCAAGAACCTCAAATAAAAACGGATTTACTGGGAGATCTGGAATAGGAGCTGCTTTTGTTGTCTTTCTAGTCGTCTTCTTCGGTTTCGTTGTTGTCATAATTTTCAAAGTTAAATGCAATTACCTCATCGGGAACCAAATTCCCATTCATATCAAACATCTCAGGATGTGGTTTTGGTATCTCCTGATAGTTTAGCATATAATCTCTCACTAGCCAACCTACTATAGATCCCAATGAAAAAAGTACAAATGATATTGGTAATACTGATATAAGTATTATATCGATAGTGCTCAAATTCATTTACGCACCTCCTTTAAGGTATTTGGTTTATTTAGTTTATGTTTCTTTACGGATAAAGAAAATTCAAAATAGAGGTTTATTTCTCTTTTGAGGAAAGAACCAACTCTTTTAAAAATAATATGTATTGGTTTGTGACGTTTTGGTTTATTTCTTATTAGAAATTCAAAACCACGATTTATTTCAAGGTCGTTATTCGATTTTAATTTATTCATCAAACGATGTTCTTCTCCTTTAAGTATTTAACAGTATCAATACAACCTCCTATCTTTTTACCATCGACTATGACTTGAGGAAAGGTAGACCCTTCTCCAAATTCTGATACAAAGGCATCTCTGTTAAAATGTTCATCTAAATTATATACCGCATAACTGATCTTTGTCAACTTAAATATCTTTTTTACCTTATCACAATAGGGACAATTTGGTTTGGAAAAAACTGCTACGTTCATCTTTAGTTCCTAAAACTATATTTATTTACTTAAGGTTCTCTTCTTAATCAAAGAAGAACATTTGCCACAATCGACAATTCTCTAAACAATCGCCAAAGTATTCTGAAGCAGCGTGTATGTTTCCACCACTGAAAAGAACTAATCTGTTGTAGACATTTCCTGCAACATCAACCACTTCATATGGTGTTTTGTCTAAGAAAGTTCTACCTGGAAATACTTCGTTACCTTGTCCAGATTCCCAATCAATCATAGTATTATGATGAATCTTAGTTGCTCTATGTCTTAACATGGTTGTTCCACACTCAGGAGGAGCATCTGGTGTTAGATATATCATACCTGCCCATGCTTGTTCATCACAATGATATACCAGTTTTTCTCCTGCCCAATTATGTTGGAACCTAGCATTCATTCCATGCTCTTCCCACTTGGTAATTTTGATTCCTAATAGATCTTCAAATGCTTCTTTTAAACCTGGTATGAAAAACTGTTTGCGAGTTCTTCTTCCGATGTAACCTTCATCGTCATAATAATCTTGTTCCAGAGCAAACTTCCTGACCTGATCAGGATCTTTATAGAAATTATCAACTATGATTACTCGTTGATGTTTTCTATAATTTGGATTAACTGTAAGAAAACTATCACTTAGCATTAGAACCCTAAATGTTTACTACGTATAAAATCTAAATCAAAAGTTGTGCTCGAAACTCTTCTTGCATCTCCGTTTGGATTAGTTTCCATTGAATCTCCTTCCCACGGTAGGTAAGTTGGTCCTTGAACTCTCCAATTTGCACCCCATTTTTCAGTTAAGTAATCAATATTCAACACGTTGGATCTTTCAAGTTTCTCTGCCAACTCTGGTTCAGTCTTTTTGGTTTGACTTCCGTGAGTATAGTATTCATCTTTCTTTCCAAATCCATGATAATACTGACTTTCTAATTCTATTACTTTTTTAATAGGACGATGTATGAAACGCATAATCATATCAGCATCTTCACAATATGCAGGATATAGATTTTCATCAAACAAACCAAATTGTCTAACAATACTTTCTTTAATAAGAAATAAATCCCAACTACCT